CCTTTTTTCTGACCAAACAAGGCCCTCGTCAGAGGGGGGTCAGAACTGCCTGTGCCGCGGGTGCGGCTGCGTCGTAGGGAAAGTTGGTACTCCTGGGCGTCCGCGGCAGTGGTGTGCCGGCTGCTTGAAGGCCGAGCGCAAGCGCCGCTATTACGACTATCAGCCCGTGCCGATGAGGACGGTGGATTGCACCGTCTGCGGAGTGGTTTTCAAGACGAACGGCTCAGGTCACAGCCGCAAGGCGTGCTGGCTGTGTCGCGGTGAGTACCGCCGCGCTGTTCGTCGCAACAACCGCCACAGCTATCGCGCGCGCTTGAAGGCTGCTCGAGCGAACACCGACGTCACGCCACGCTTCATCGCGCAACTGCGTCGCCGAACCACGCACTGCGAACTCTGTCTCACCTCACTTGGACCTGACGCTCACCTTGATCACATCGTGCCGCTTGCAATCGGTGGCACGCACACGCGCGACAACCTTCGCTTCCTCTGCCCCACGTGCAACTGCTCCAGGCCCATCGACGGCAGCGACGTGACCGACCACCAGCTGAACATCTGGATGGCGGCATGAGCGCCGTGGCGAAGAAGGCCGCTGAGCGGGCACGTCTCGCGCTACAGCGTCAGGGTCACGACGTCGACCTCATGGACGAGCTAATCAACCGCTACGCGCGCGCCGTCGACGACGCCGCCAACCTGCGCAAGCAGTGGGAGGCTATTGGCAGCCCCGGGCTGGCAGAAGGCGGCGCGACGGGCAGCGCGCAGGTTGCACACCCGCTGCTCAAGCAGGTTCAGGAGGCCGAGAAGCTGGCCGCCCAGTTCGGTGCCGATTGCGGGCTGACGATCAAGGCTAAGCGTGGGCCCGGGAAGCCCGTGGCTTCCGACCGCAAGCTGCCGCCCAAGCTCTCGGTGGTCTCGTGACGCCGGCGTACCTCAAGGGCAAGCCATCCTACGGCGACCACTTCGCCGCCTGGTGCGAGCACTACCTGACGCACTCGGTCGACCAGTTTGCCGGCACGCCGTTCGTGCTCGAGGAGTGGCAGCGCGACTTCATGCTCGAGGCGCTCGCTGTCGACGACCAAGGCGACTTTGCATGGCAGTCGGTGTGCCTTCTGGTTAGTCGCAAGAACGGCAAGACCGCCCTGCTCGCCGCCTACGCGCTCTGGCACCTGCTTGAGACCGACGGCAGCCCCGAGATCCTGCTCGCCGCTGCGTCCGACAAGCAGGCCGGCCGCCTGTTCGACGCGGTCGTCGCCTACGTGCGCAACAGCCCGGAGCTCGCCGAGCGCGTACTCGTGCGCTCCTACATCGGGGAGATCGCCCGGGCGGACGGCAGGGGCAAGATCCTGCGCATGAGCAGCAGCCCCGAGCGGCTGCACGGCTACGGCCCGAGCCTTGTCATCTGCGACGAGGTTGCTCAGTGGGTCACGCCGAACCTGCGCAAGGCGTGGGCGGCGCTCACCACTGGTGGTGGTGCACGGCGCTCGGCACAGACATTCACAATCACCACCGCCGGCGAGAGCCACACGCGCGAGAGCGGAATCCTCGGTCGTTTGGTCGACGGCAACGAGCGCCAGGGAGAGATTGAGCGCAATGACGCTCTGACGGTGTCGCGCAACTTCCAAGGACGCACGCTGGTCTACCGCTACGAGGCGCAGACCAACGATCCCCATGACACCGAGAAGGTAAAGGCGGCCAATCCAGCGTCATGGGTGACCGAGGACTTTCTTGCGCGCCAGGCCGCGAACCCCGAGCTCTCGCCTGATGAGTTCCTGCAGCTGCACGCCTGCGTCTGGACCGACGGCTCGCGCCGGGCATGGATTCAGCGCGCCGCATGGCAGTCGCTTGAGATGCCCGGTCTCGTCGTGCCTGACGGCGCAGAGCTGTTCGTCGGTGTCGACAGCGCGCTGACCGACGACACCACGGCCGTCGCCTGGGCGTGGCGCATCCCCGACAGCGACCGCATCGGCGTGAAGTGCCACGTGATCGGTGCCCGCCGTGGCGTCGCCTGTCACGAGCTCGTGGCCGAGCGCACCATGGACCCGCGCATCGCCATCGAGGTGATCGAGCGCCTCGCCAAGGATCACCCCATCCGCGAGGTGGCCTACGACCCCAACCGCTTCGAGCTTGCCGCCCGCATGCTTGACGAGAAGGGCTTCCGCGTGGCCGACGCCTGGGGCAAGCGCGCCAACCAGACCCGCGCCTGGGCGGCGCTGTTCGACAACGTGCAGACCGGTCGCATCGCCCACGACGGCGACCTGGTGCTTGCTGAGCACGTAACCCACGCCGAGGCCGAGCACACTGAGTTCGGCTGGAAGGTGCGCAAGATCCGCGGCCAGGGCATGGTCAAGATCGACGCGCTGGTCGCCGCGGCCATCGCCACTTGGCGCTGCCAGATGGAAGGCGACTCAGCCGACTACGTCCTGTCGTGGGACGACATCGAGGTGCCGGCATGACCACCGACACCAACCGAATCACCGTGCGCGACGCTGCAGACGCCTCAGCCAACATCATCTGGAACCTCGAGGACAGGCTGCGCGCCGCGCACGGCGAGAACCTGGCTCTGCGCGCGATCCTCTCGGAGCACGGGATCGAGGCCGCTGGGCCCGATGGTGTCGCAACGCTGCTGCGCCTGCGTCGCCTCGAGGACGTGATGGATCTGGCCCGCGAGTACCTGTTCGACGAGTCAGAGGCCAAGCGCGCATCGCTGTGGGCCGCGATCGTCGAGGCCGGGAGGGCACCGTGAAGGTCGTCGCCCTCATCAGCTGGTGGGAGGAGTCTCCTGCCTGGCTGGCCGCGACCGTAGGCTCGGCCGCCAAGCTGTGCGACCACGTCGTCGCCGTTGACGGTGCCTACGCGCTCATGCCGGGCGGCACGGCGCGCTCCGAGCCCACTCAGGCCGAGGTCGTGCTTCGCACCTGCGACGCGCTGGGCATGGGCTGCACGATCGTGCGACCGAAGGACATCTGGCACGGCAACGAGGTCGAGAAGCGCACCTTCTGCTTCGCCGAGTGCCGAAACGTGGTGACCCCGGGAGAGGACTGGATCATCGTGCTGGACGGCGACGACGTCCTGACACACGTTCCCGACGACACTCGCATGCGCCTCGAGCTGACTGAGATGGACGTGGCCGAGGTGCTGCTGTGGGACCGGGAGACGTGGATCAAGGAGGAGACCGCAGCTGCTGCCCAGGCGCTCGAGCTTCCTCCGCACTCGGTGCAGAAGCAGCGGCGCATCTTCCGGGCTGCTGAGCAGATCGACGTGGTCGGCGCGCACTTCTGCTATCGCGCCCGCACCGGCGATGAGGTGAGCTGGTACTGGGGCACCGACGACCACGGCCTCGCACCGGCGCTGCGTCTGCACGAGGTGCGTATCGAGCATCGCACCAAGCACCGCGACCTGTGGCGCAAGCAGCAGGCCCAGGACTACTACGAGCGCCGAAACGCGCTGAAGATCGAGACCGTTGGCGTTCGTCTGATGGAGGACGAGCGCGGCGAGGTGGTGAGAGTTGCCTAACTGGCGTGACTTCTTCCGCAGCACCCCGGCACCGCCGGCCGAGGAGCGCGCGATGGACTTCGGCCGCGAGGATCTCATCCCGCTGCCCGGGGCCAACTTCGCAACGTGGACCGGGATGTACCTGCAGGACGATCAGGCCGCGGGCCTGCCTGCAGTGGGCGGCGCGATCCGCCTGATCTCCGAGACGATCGGGTCTCTCCCCTGCTTGGTCTACTCAGGCTCCGGGCCCGACCGCGAGAAGGCCACGAACAGCCTGCAGTGGGAGCTGCTGCACGAGCGGCCGGCGATGGACTCGACGCCGTTCGACCTGTTCCAGGACATCGCCGCATGCATCGAGACCCGCGGCAACGCCTTCGTGCAGAAGATCCGCGACAACCGTGGCCGCGTCACCGAGCTGATCGTGATCGACCCGGACGCGGTGCGCGTCTACCGCGACGCAGACACCCGCGAGAAGAAGTTCGACATCCAAGCGGGCGGCGACCGCTACGTCGGGCTGACCTCGACCGACATCCTGCACGTGCGCGGCATGACGCTGCGCGGCGGCATCCGCGGCATCTCTCCGATCGAGCTGCACCGCAACTCGATCGCCATGGCCTACGCGGTGCAGGAGTACGTCGGGCGCTACTTCCAGAACGACGCGACCCCGGGCATGGTGATCAAGGTCCCCGGGAGTCTCAGCAACCAGCAGGCCCGCCAGATCCTCGAGGTGTGGAGCGCCAACCACGCCGGGCTGCGCAACGCCCACCGTCCGAGCGTGCTCGCCGGCGGGGCTGACCTCGACCAGGTGCGGGTCAACCTCTCCGACACGACAGCCATCGACGCGCAGAAGTTCAGCGTGTTCGAGGTGGCGCGCATGTTCAGCGTGCCCGCGTCCCTGCTCGGTGCATACGAGTCGACCTTCCGTCCGACCGCGGACGAGATCGGCGCATTCATGAAGCTGTGCCTGGGCCCGCGTCTGCGGCGCATTGAGAGCGCGCTGCGTGCCGACCCCGACCTGTTCGGCGGAACCGAGCTCTACCCCGAGTTCAAGGTGGACTCGCTGCTTCGCGCCGACACCGCGGAGCGCTACGCCGCATACGTGGCCGCCCGTCAGGCCGGTTGGCTCAGCTCGAACGAGATCCGCGAGCTCGAGAACTACCCCGCGGTCGACGGCGGCGACAACGTGCAGCAGACGCCGGTCGGCGGCGCGCCGAACCCGAGCCCCGAGACCTAATGCCCTGGCACATCGAGACAGACAACCCCGAGTGCGCGGGAGGCTTCGCCGTGGTCAAGGACGACGACGGCGCTGTCGTGGGCTGCCACGAGACCGAGCAGTCAGCGCAGGATCAGCTGACCGCGCTCAACATCTCTGAGGCAGAGGACCGCGGGCCGTACGGCGTCGACCTGACCGTCAATGAGGCGACGCAGTCCGCAGCAGCTCGTGGGCTCAGGCTTCACGAGGACGGCAAGAGCGGCGACGGACTCGTGCCGGCGACCGTGCGCGACGCGGTCAAGATGGCACGCGGCGAGGAGCTGTCAGAAGGCAAGGTACGAAGGATGCCCGCATGGTTCGCCCGTCACGAGGGCGACTGGACCCCGGGCACCGATGATCAGGCCGGCGAGGAGACTCCCGGCTACGTCGCATGGCTGCTCTGGGGCGGCGACCCCGGGCGTGACTGGGCCGAGCGCAAGGTGCGCGAGCTCGACCGTGCTGAAACTGAGGCGCAACGAGCCGCAAACGCCGGCGAAACGGAGGTACCTCTCAACATGACGAAGCGTGATCTGCCCGACAACTACCGCCTCGCGCTCGAGGAGGACGTGCCTAGCGGGCGCGCCTGCGGCAACTGCGGCTTCTACGACGAGACCGATCGCGTGGACGACATGGCGCGGTGCTCGAAGTGGGACGAGTACGTTCGCGGCGACTACTACTGCAACGCCTGGCAGCCCAAGGGCGAGGCCGGCGAGGCCGGAGAGGTCGAGGACGACATCGACGACGGCAACGAGGGCGTGACCGTGATCGGTGTAATCACTGAGCGGGCCGCCCCGCTTGCTCGCGTTGAGTGGCGCGAGAGCGGCGCTGGGCCGGACATCAGGACGATCCGCGGCTACGCCGCGGTGTTCAACAGCATGAGCCACGACCTCGGCGGCTTCCGCGAGATCATCGCCCCTGGCGCGTTCAGCAACGTGCTCGCACGCGGTGCCGATGTCAGGCTCCTCTACAACCACGACGACGGCGCGGTCATGGCCCGCACCAAGAGCGGCACGCTCGAGCTCGTCGAGGACGAGGTCGGCCTGCGCATCTGGGCGCGCGTCGACATGGTTGATCCCGACGTGCAGCGCGTCGCGTCCAAGATGATGCGCGCCGACGTGGATCAGATGAGTTTCGCGTTCACCGTCGAGGAGGACGAGTGGGACGAGAGCGGCGGCTACCCGCTGCGAACGATCCGCTCGGTCGGTGAGCTGTTCGAGGTTTCGGTCGTTCCCTTCCCCGCATACGAGGCCACCAAGGCCGAGATGCTCGAGAGGGCTCGATCGGATGGTCGCGTGCTCATCGCACGGGCCACGCCCACCGTCGCGGAGCCTTCTCCGGGCGGCAGCGAGTCGCAGGTCGATGACCTGGGCATGGGCCGATCGCGTTCCGACGAGGGACGCATCCGGGCCGCCAAGTGGCGCGCCCGCCTTTCCCATCACAGACTGAACACGAGGTGACCAACATGAGCGACAAGCTCATTGAGGCTCGCTCCGCGCTCGTTGCCGCCGTCGAGGAGCTCGACGAGGCCACCGCTGCGCTGTCCGAGCCGGCTGAGGGCACCGATCTGGACGAGCTGGAGGCGCGTTGCGCCGCCGCTGAGGTCGAGATCGAGCGCCGCAAGAAGATCGTGGACCGCATGGAGAAGGTGACCGAGGCTCGTGCCTCGCAGCCGCTCCTGGTCGAGGAGGACGACGTGCGCGTCGAGGTTCGCAAGGAGGAGTCGATCTACCGCCCCGACGGGCAGCAGTCGTTCTTCCGTGACGTGATGCGCGCTCACTCGGGCGACGTCGAGGCGCGTGAGCGCCTGCACCGTCACTCGGTGGAGATGCGTGACGTGACGGCCGCCTCGGGCGGTGCCGGCTACGTGCCCCCGGTCTACCTGTCCGAGTTCGCAGCGCCAAAGGCTCGGGCAGGAGGACCCCTCCTCGCGCAGCTCCCGAAGGCACCCCTCCCAGATGCTGGAATGACCATCTCGGTCCCCCGCGTGACCACCGGCACCTCGGTCGCTGTGCAGACCGAGAACGGCTCGGTGAGCGAGACGGACTTCGTCTCGTCGCAGCTCAGCACCTCGGTGCGCACCATTGCCGGCCAGAGCGACGTCTCGATCCAGTTCTTCGAGAGGTCGTTCCCGGGTGCCGACGTCGTCATCGCTGACGACCTGGCGCGTGCCTACACCACCGAGTTCGACCGCCAGCTGATCAACGGTCAGTCGGCTTCGTCGGAGCACACCGGCCTGCTGAACGTCGGCTCGATCGGGTCGGTGACCTTCACCAGCACCACCCCGACCGCCGGCGACTTCCTCTCGCCGATCTACAAGGCGATCAGCACCGTGACCTCGAACTACTTCGAGGCCCCGACGCACATCGTGATGCACCCGCGCCGCGCTGCCTTCCTGGCTGCCGGCCAGAGCACGTCCAACCCGATCTTCCAGCAGGGTGGCCTGATGATGGCTGCCGGCGAGCAGAACGAGGGTCTGGTCGGCTCGATCGCGGGCCTGCCGGTGGTGGCGGACGCCAACGTCCCGACCACCCTCGGCTCGGGCACCGACGAGGACGCGATCCTCGTGATCAACGCCCCGGCCCTGCGGGTCATGGAGGGTCAGCCCCGCTTCAAGGTGCACGAGTCGGTCGGCTCGGGCACGCTTACGGTGCGCCTGAGCTACTACGGCTACTCAGGGTTCATGAGTGGCCGGTACCCGGAGGCCATCTGCAAGATCACCGGCACGGGTCTGAACGAGACCCTGTAGTCCGACTGATCTGACCGTGAACGGGCCCGTCACCTCATCCGAGGCGGCGGGCCCGTCGCGTTCCTGAGACCAGGAGAACAACGTGACCGACCAACAGAAGGCTGACTACATCAAGTCGCTGCTCGAGGAGCGCCGCTACTGCGAGCGCTGGGGGCAGGACGAGCGCGTGAAGGACATCAACGCCGAGCTGCGCAAGGCGGGCCACGAGTCCGCAGCGCCCGCCAAGCGTGCCGAGAGCCGTCCGCGCGCCACCAAGACGAAGAAGTCTGAGACGAGGTAGCCGATGGCCGCTGCCGCCTGGGACCTGTGCACTCTCGCCAACGTGCGCGAGGCGCTTGAGCTCCCCGCGTCTGACACGACGCGCGACAACCTCATCCAGTCGCTCATCAGCGACCTCTCCCGGGCGATCATCCGCGAGTACGACCGCGAGTTCGCGCCGGCGGCCACCGCGACAAGGCGCTTCCAGGTGCCCGCGGGGAGCCTGCTGCTCGATCTCGCGCCGTATGACCTGCGAACGGTCAGCACGCTGACCATCAACCCTGAGGCCAGCGGCGGCACGGCGCTGACGGCCACCACCGACTTCCAGCTGATGCCGGTGGTCACCCAGCAGGGCACCTACGAGTCGATCCGCTTCTCCGCGCGCCTGACCAGCCTGCACACCTCGCAGACCGCGCAGGACTACGGATACACCCTGGTCGACGTCAACGGCGCGTTCGGATTCGCCACCGTGCCTGAGGACGTCAAGCGCGCCTGCGTGATCGCGGTGCAGTCTGCGCTCAGGCGCGATCTGACCGAGCTGGCGATCGCCGGCATCGACGAGCCTCAGGCGATCGCCCCTGAGGGTCCGGCGACTCATTCCATCCCCGCCGCATCGCGTCGCCTTCTGGCCCCATTCCGACGCACCGCAGGGGCCTTCTAGTGGCGACCAGCACCGCCCCGGCGTTCATGAACGCCTTGCACGACGCGCTCGGCGCTCGTCCCGGGCTGTCAGGCGTCCGTGTCAACTACGGGCCCGCGCTTCCCGACCCGGGGCGCGAGAGCGTCAACATCCTCGGCCTCGACGGCCAGCAGTCCTTCGCAGGTCTCGGACAGCTGGCCAAGGAGGAGGTCTACACCGTCCAGGTGCTGATTCTCGTCATCCGCGAGGGCCAGCAGACCCAGCCCGCCGTCGAGCGGGCGTATGAACTTCTCGCCCAGCTGGAGGACCAGCTGCGCGAGACGAGCACTGCCCCGACGATGAGCAACACCGTGCGCGTCGCGGCCGTGGAGTCAGTCAACCTCGAGGTCGGCGCGAGCGATACCACCCGCTCTGCCCTCCTCACGATCGGCGTGCGCGTGCAGGCGCGCATCTAGGAGACCGCCGTGAAGATCACCTACCAGGGGCCGCACGACGGCGTCGATGTCCCGCTCGCCGATGGGCGAGTCCTGACGGCGATGCACGGCGAGCCCACCGCCTTCCCCGACGAGGTCGCCAAGAGCCTCCTCGCCAACGGGGAGTGGATGCCGGCAGATGAGCCGGCTCCGAAGCAGACCACCAAGAAGGCCCACAAGGCCGAGGAGGATTAGCCGATGGCTATCCGTTCAGGGCTGGCAGCCCAGCTGGGCCTTGCCGAGTCCAGCACGTTCGGGACCTATACGACCCCGACCCGCTTCCTCGAGTTCGTCGAGGAGTCGCTCGAGTACCAGATCGAGCGTGTGGAGTCCCCTGGGCTTCGCGCCAACAACCGTGTGCTCCGCACCGACCGCTACGCGCCGGGCCAGAGGCGCGTCGAGGGCTCGATCACGCTCGAGCCCGCCACCAAGGGCTTCGGGCTCGTGCTCAAGCACGCGCTGGGCTCTGCGTCGATCACCACCCCGTCGGGTGCGACCAACGCGCGCCTGCACGCACACACGCTGGGCGACATCTTCGGCACGTCGCTCACGGTGCAGGTCGGCCGCCCGGACTCCTCCGGGACCGTGCAGCCGTTCAGCTTCTTGGGCTGCCGCGCCGACACCCTCTCGTTCACCAGCTCGGTGGACGAGATCCTGCAGTGCGAGCTCGGCCTCGTCGGTCAGGACGAGACGCGCGCTCAGGCGCTGGCGACGGCCACCTACCCCACCACGGGGTCTGCGGCCAGCTACGAGCAGTTCTACTGGACGCAGGGCGTCATCTCGGTTGCCGGATCGACGGTCGGTGTGGTGACCGACTTCGAGATCGAGATCAACAACAACCTCAAGTCCGACCGCTTCTTCCTCGGCGGCGCGACGATGAGCGAGCCGATCCTCGCCGGCATGACGGAGATCACCGGCACGGTCTCGGTGGAGTTCCTCAACCTCACCGCCTACGAGCGGTTCGTCAACAACACCCAGGTGGCGCTCAACGCCAAGTGGACCGCCGCCACGGCGATCGAGAGCACCACGTTCCCGTACCTCGAGATTGACATCCCGAAGGTGCGCTTCGACGGTCCGGCCAACCCGCAGGTGGGTGGCCCCGACGTGCTGACGCATGAGCTGCCGTTCAAGGTGCTCAACGACGGCACAAACGCTCCGATCACCGTCAACTACATGACCTCGGACACCACCTCCTAGTCATGGCACGTCGGCGCGGTAACGCGCTCACTTCCTCTGCGGGCGGCTACACGATCCAAGTGGATGGTCTAGCCGCCCTGCAGAGGGACCTCAACAAGGTCAACAAGACGGCAAAGGCCGAGGTGCGCGACGGGTTGAAGCGTGTCGCGGAACCTGCTGTCCGGAGCGCAAAGGCTGTCGCCAGGGCGAACGGCCTCTATGCGACAGGCGAGCTGATTCGGAAGATCAGCCCTGCTGTCACGCAGCAAGGCGTGTTCATTCGCGCCAAGGCAAAGCGTGATGGCTTCCCATACCCGGCGATCTACGAGTTCGGTGGCCGCGACTACCAGATAACCCGCCGGGGCCGGTCGAAGGTCGTCAATCGCAGCAAGACCGGCGCGCGCCTTCGGGCGCAGTTCGGCGGAGCGCAAGGCGACTCGGGTGAGTTCGGCCCAAGGGCCTTTCTGTGGCCCGGAGTCATGCGGGCGCAGCCCGAAATCGTGCTTGAGCTTGAGCACTGGCTCGACACGTTCCTCAGCAAGAACGACCTCTAAGAGAAAGGACGCTCGTGGCAACCGAGATCGTCATCGAGTGGCCAGAAGGCCCCAAGCGGTACGCGATGCCGGAGTCATTCACCTACCGCGAGATGGGCCGCATCAAGACGCTCACTGGCATCCGTGCCGGCGAGATCGAGGACGCGCTGCTGGCCGGCGACACCGACGTGATCATTGCGATCGCCCAGATCGCTGCTGAGCGCGCCGGTGACACCGCCCCGATCGAGGCGCTCGAGAACCTCGAGTTCGGCGCGATCCGCGTGGAGGTCGAGGCGGACCCTACCCCGGCCGCCAGCGAGGCGGCCGAGGACGACGCAAGCGCACCTCAGACGACCCCCGAGCCTGGTGGAACCCAGGACTCCTGAGGATCTACGGCATCTACCCCTGGCAGATGCAAGACCTCACTCCCGCCGAGATCGAAGCCATCGGCAAGGACATCAAGCAGATGAACAGGAGTAACCACTAGTGGCGACGCGCAAGGTCGAGGTCGCCATTGTCGGCGATGCGTCGTCGATGGTCCGTGCCTTCCGCCAGGCAGACACCGCCGCGAGCGGCTTCGGCAAGCGCGGGTCGAAGCTCGGGGCGGTCGGGATGGGGCTGCTCGCCGGTGGGGCAGCCGGGCTCACTGTCGCTGTCGGGCAGGGGCTCGTGTCCGCGTTCAGGACCGGCATCAACGAGTTCTCCGAGGCGCAGAAGGTGTCTGCACAGACCGCAGCTGCGCTCAAGTCGACCGGCGGGGCTGCCGGCGTCACGCAGAAGCACCTCGAGTCGATGGCCGGCGCGCTGCAGAAGCAGACCGGCCTGCAGGACGACGCGATCCAGAGCTCGCAGAACCTGCTGCTGACCTTCACCAAGATCAGCAACGCCGGGCCCGACAAGATCTTCGACCGGGCCACCCGCGCCACTCTCGACCTCTCGGTCGCGCTCGGCAAGGACATGGGCAGCTCGGCCATGATGGTCGGCAAGGCGCTGAACGACCCCGTGAAGGGCGTCACCGCCCTCGGCCGCGCCGGCGTGCAGTTCACCGCCAGCCAGAAGGAGACCATCAAGAGCCTGGTCGAGACCGGCCGCGTGGCCGACGCGCAGAAGATGATCCTGCGCGAGCTCGAGACGCAGGTCGGAGGATCGGCCCGCGCCTTCGGTGAGACGACGCCGGGCCAGGTGGCCAAGGCCCAGCGTGCCTTTGAGGACCTCACACAGGGAGTGGTGACTGCCGTGGCCCCTCTCGCAGCTGCGGTGCTGCCGGGCCTGACGGCTGCCATCAACGGCACGGTGAGCTTCTTCCAGGCGAACTTCCCGCGCATTCAAGCCGTCGCCATGCAGGTATGGAACTGGTTCAGCGTCAACCTGCTGCCGACGTTCCGCGAGATCGGCACCGGCATCGCCTCGATCGTCGTGTCGATCGTCGGGATCTTCCGCACCTACTGGCCGCAGATCATGTCCGTGGTCGGGCCCTACGTCCGTGCCTTCGGAGGGCTGGTCAAGTCGACGCTGACGACTATCGCCAACATCGTGAAGCTCGTCGCCTCGATCCTGCGTGGCGACTTCGGCGGTGCCTGGCAGGCGATCAAGGGAATCGCCTCGTCGGCCGTGAGCGGCATCGCTTCGCTCATGAAGAACCTACCGCAGGCGCTGTTGAACGCGGCCGCGGGCCTGCTCAAGGCCGCAGTCGACCTCGGCAAGAAGGTCGTCAAGAAGATCGCAGAAGGCATCGCCTCTGCGCCAGGGCTCATCAAGCAGGGGCTCTCGAGCCTATTCGGTCTCGCTGGTGACCCTAACGCGATCCCGCGATCGGTCACGCAACTTGGTGCTGGCATTCCGAAGGACGTCGCGCAGGGCATCACCGACGGCAAGGGCAAGGTCGCCAAGGGCATGAGTGTCATGCTCGGCGGGGCGTCAGCCGACGCAAAGGGAACCGCCGGCGGCAAGGCAAAGCCGGTCGGGTCGGCGATCTCGCAGGGCATCGCCCAGGGCGTGCGCGACGCCGGCCCGAACGTCAGCGGCGCGATCGGCGACGTGATCCGCCAGGGCATTCAGCAGGCCAAGCAGGAGAACGGCATCAAGTCGCCGTCCGAGAAGTTCGCCACTCAGGTCGGCGGTCCGATCTCGCAGGGCATTGCCGAGGGGATCAAGCGCGAGCAGGCCAAGCCCAAGGCCGCACTGATCAAGGTCGTGAACGCCGCCATGAAGGCTGCGGTGGCGTCTGCCAAGAGCAACGTGGTCTCGCTGGCCGGGTCCTTCGCC